CTACTTCTTCGCCTCTGCAACCACTTTGCTACCCACGCCGCGGTTATTGTATTCCCACATGCGGTTGTAGTTAGTGTCATTCAGATTGCGCTGTACTTCGTCGTTATCATCAACGCTGCCGGTGTTACCCGCAAATGGACGATTAGAGATCACCGCATCAGCCCACGGTTTGGCTGTGTTAAAACCTTCGTTGATGGCGCTATCACGGATCACTACCTGACCGTTGGTATTGGCATCAACATCCAGCGAGCGGCCCAGTTGCGCCACGCCATCACCGGAAGCATTGAAACGGCTGTTTACGGCGAGGAAACCGTAGTAAATGTTGGACAGCGTAGCCGGTGCAAACACATACGCTTCTTGCTGGGTACGGGAGTTCACCACGCGGAATTCGGTGTTATCGAACACCACTGCGCCGCGACCAGAAACGATATCCACATCCCCTTCAATATAGCTGTTGGTCACCAGCGTACGCGGCTGACGATTCGTTTCCAGACGGTTCTGCACACCGCTGTTGGTGACAAAGAAGGTGTTCTGACGACCGAGAATGTTGACGTTATTGATCTGCACTTTGTCGCCATCAGTACGCAGTGCCACCGCCGGATGGTTACCCGCATCTACGCTATCGCCCAGCGTGTTTTCGATGGTCAGGTTTTGCAGTTGCAGGCCATTGTTTTGTGACCAGAAGACCGCAGAGCAGAGAACACCGATACTGTCGCTGCGTTTACTCTGGCAGCTATCGTACATATACCACGCCGGTTTACCTGGCATATATTTGCCGCGCGGGTTGACGTCGTGACGCCAGTCGGCAGGGCTCATGCCACCATCAAGGGAAAGCCCAATCTTCACATCAATCGGTTTTTCACCCGTACCGTACAGAGTAATTCCACCCGGAGCGGCAGGGACATACACCGTTCCCTGATACTCACCAGGCATCACGGCAATATACTGGCGCTTGTTGGTACGCTTGATAATTGCCGCATCTACCGCCGCCTGAATCGTGGTATGCGTTACACCTTGAGTACCCGCCGGGCCGACAACAAAGTCAGGTTGCGCAGGCAGGGTAATCGGGGAAGGATTCCACGCTGCCGCACCTGGTGTCAGGGATGCAAAATAGTGTTGAGCATCGAAATTCTGCGCTTCTTTTGCCGACAGAATCGGGCGCGAAGAGGTACCAGGCGCGGTTTGATCAGAAGGACGTTGATCGGGCGGTGTTGAGCTACAGGCGGTCAGCGTCACGCCAAAAGCCAATGCCAGCGCCAGACGGGAAACTGAAAATGTGTTCACAGGTTGCTCCGGGCTATGAAATAGAAAAATGAATCCGTTGAAGCCTGCTTTTTTATACTAAGTTGGCATTATAAAAAAGCATTGCTTATCAATTTGTTGCAACGAACAGGTCACTATCAGTCAAAATAAAATCATTATTTGATTTCAATTTTGTCCCACTCCCTGCCTCTGTCATCACGATACTGTGATGCCATGGTGTCCGACTTATGCCCGAGAAGATGTTGAGCAAACTTATCGCTTATCTGCTTCTCATAGAGTCTTGCAGACAAACTGCGCAACTCGTGAAAGGTAGGCGGATCCCCTTCGAAGGAAAGACCTGATGCTTTTCGTGCGCGCATAAAATACCTTGATACTGTGCCGGATGAAAGCGGTTCGCGACGAGTAGATGCAATTATGGTTTTTCCACCAAGAATCTCTTTGCATTTATCAAGTGTTTCCTTCATTGATATCCCGAGAGCATCAACATGCAATGCTGTTGGGATGGCAATTTTTACGCCTGTTTTGCTTTGCTCGACATAAAGATATCCATCTACGATATCAGACCACTTCATTTCGCATAAATCCCCAACTCGCTGCCCGGTAACAACAGCCAGTTCCATTGCAAGTCTGAGCCAACATGGTGATGATTCTGCTGCTTGATAAATTTTCAGGTATTCGTCAGCCGTAAGTCTTGATCTCCTCACCTCTGATTTTGCTGCGCGAGTGGCAGCGACCGGGTTTGTTGTTATATGGCCTTCAGCTATTGCCTCTCGGAATGCATCGCTCAGTGTTGATCTGATTAACTTGGCTGATGCCGCCTTGCCCTCGTCTATGTATCCATTGAGCATTGCCGCAATTTCTTTTGTGGTGATGTCTTCAAGTGGAACATCAGGTAGACCCCTCCTTATTGCTTTAATTTTGCTCATGTAATTTATGAGTGTTTTCTGCTTGATTCCTCTACTGGCGAGTATTTTTTCGTAGCGATCAAGCCATGAATGTAACGTAACAGAATTATCACTGTTGATTCTCGCTGTCAGAGGCTTGTGTTTGAGTCCTGAAAATAACTCAATGTTTGCCTGTATTGCTTCAGTAATTGCTATCCTCCTGTCTCTGCCTAATCCGAACTCTTTACCCGTCCTTGGGTCCCTGTAGCAGTAATATCCATTGTTTCTTATATAAAGGTTAGGGGGTAAATCCCGGCGCTCATGACTTCGCCTTCTTCCCATTTCTGATCCTCTTCAAAAGGCTACCTGTTACTGGTCGATTTAAGTCAACCTTTACCGCTGATTCGTGGAACAGATACTCTCTTCCATCCTTAACCGGAGGAGGGAATATCCTGCATTCGCGCACCCATCGACGAACTGTTTCAAGGCTTCTTGGGCGCCGCTGGCGTGCGTTCCACTCCTGAAGTGTTAAGTACATCGCAAAGTCTCCGCAATTACACGCAAGAAAAAACCGCCATCAGGCGGCTTGGTGTTCTTTCAGTTCTTCAATTCGAATATTGGTTACGTCTGCATGTGCTATCTGCGCCCATATCATCCAGTGGTTATAGCAGTCGTTGATGTCCTCTGCTTCGATAACCCTGTTGAATGGCTCTCCGTTCCATTCACCTGTGACTCGGAAGTGCATTTATCATCTCCATAAAACAAAACTCGCCGTAGCGAGTTCAGATAAAAGAAAACCCGCACTCGGCGGGTTCGCATTCGTTCAAATTGCGTTTACTTCTTGGCGTTCTGTTCATCCATATCGATATACCATGGGTTGCTTCCCTTGGGCATGTTTAACGACTGCTCGCGATAGTATCTGATGCGCTCCATGAAATACTCGCGTGAGTGCTCAGGTTGCTCTCATGCTACCTGCTCAGTGATAACAGGTATATTAAGGCGCTCTCTGTACTCCATGCCTGATGCTGCAAGGTCAACGTTTACCTTGTTCTGTTTTTCTTTCGATTTCTCGGCGATGTTATGCCTGACATTGTCAACCAGCCTCCTTCTGAACATAACGGTTATAAATCAGTCCCTGAGGGCCATAAGGAAGCGGGATGTGCAACTCCTCTGGTTCAGAAACTATCCATTCCCCGGCCATCTCCGCTGGAGAGGTAATGATAAGTTGTTTGCTAATAAAAGGACCACTCCTCTCAACAACAAGCTTACCATCTTCATTAATAAAAGCTTGGATGTCAGGTGTGCTTCCACACTTGGTGATGCAGCGTTTGAACATTTTGTGTCCCCCCCATTTTATGTACGGGGTAATTATAACACATTGAAATATAGTAATATTTGACGTAGATTTCTTTTGATCTATAAGCGATTTTTTAATGCTTTTAAGTTATAAATACTTGTTTTCATCACCCATCTTGCTGCGGTGCTACTATTGAAAAGTACTCACACCCTTTAGCCCAAATAGTTTTGATAGTTGTCCAACTGACTGGAACCTTGATTTCGATTCTCCCGCTGCCGTCACAAGTTTCGCAATCATCATCACCAAAGCATTCCGGGCAGCTTATAAACGTAGTTTCTGAAAATTCACCGGATAGCACACCCTTAGCGCCGTTCTCAGCGGTTAGTTTCTTCGGCACTATAACCCAACCATCCGGAGTTACCGGAGAGTTGCCCGATGGCTCGTTCAACTTGCAAGTTTGGCTTACAGGTTCAGCTTCCAGTTCTGCTATGCGCTTTTTTGCTGCTTCCAGCTCGCCAAGCAGCGCCAAGACGGTAGCCGGATTGGCTGCGGCGATGAATTCAGCATTGGCCTGCTGTTCCATTTGGAAATCTTCATCGAAACCGCTTTCTGGATGCGCTCCTTCAATTCTGCAAATGGGAAGATATCCAACAACTTCACGATGAATTAGCGCATCACCAGCATCAAATCTCTCCTCTCCATATTCGAGCGACCACACACCACACGTTGCTTTTTCTGCTGCCTCACGCAGTGCCTGATAGTCAATCTTGTTCATGTCACATCACCCTGAATCCGTTGCATTTACGTAAGAAATCGCAGATATAGCCCTTCATTTTTTCATGCCAATCTCGATCATTCCCATTGCACCAACCATCAGGTGGAGTCCAGTTTTCTATCAGAGCAGCCATTTTCTTTGCTTTCGCCGGAGTAGCTGTTGCGGTATCGCAGTAATGACGAGTGTCAACCAACGCATCCATACCATCGATATCAAGTACGCAAAACCATGTGTGATTCGGAATTCCTACAGGTGGTATTTGTTGCCCACGTCGACGTTTATCAATAAGATATACACTCACTGCTTGCCTCCTTTACGTAGCTCGGCGGCAAAAGCTACTGCGTGATCATGATGTTCAAGTGTGTATGCACACTCCGCAAACATCTCCACCCCCTGCGCCCGTACTTCAGCCAGGAAAGCATCGGTAGCTGGAGTTTCAGTAACATCATCTTCCCATTCGCTAAACTCCTCACGACAAAAGTCATTAAATTCCTTCTCAGATTGCTTAAGCGATGTATTTTCAGCAGCCATCTTCGCGCATTTAGCCTCAAGGTTATCAATCGTGATTCCAGCAGAACGACACTCCCGCAACGCCGTTTCCAGTTTTGATTCAAGCTCACCGAACTTACGCACCAGATATTCAGCGTTTGTTTCGTTAACCTTTAAATCTCGTGGAATGCATTTACCTTTCAGAAAACCATCCATCTCAATTAGTGACATTTGTTTAATTTCTTCCCACTCCGCAACATCGCATTCAGATATTTGTTTTGATTCACTGATGGAAAAGAATTTCTCTTAAGCAATTCCTCTCTCGATGGCATTGGCTTTACGCGTTGGCGAATAATCATTTCTGCCGGAAGAATGCCGGGATTGTATGCAAGTCCTCTCATGGTAAACTCCTCTTTGTTAATTTATTCGTATGCCCGCTCTTTCTTCATCGAGTTTTTTTAGCTTGTATCTCATAGCTCTTACTGAATAAATTGAGCGGCAGGTTGCAATTGCTATTTCTTCTGCGGAGAACTTACCGAAAAGTGATACTTCGGCTCTTGTCCATCGTCTTCCACGAAGTCGGCTAACAATGTCAGCGCCAATCCTTGTTGCTTTCGCCATTACTGCTTTTTCAGTCCTTTCCAGTTTTTCAGCGATAACTTCAACTGGCATTGTCGCCGCTACTTCGCGCAAGAAATCGACTTCCCATTTCTCCCAAGGAGTCTTTTTCATAGTCGATACCGTTATTTGATAAGAAGTGAAGGTTTCCCAACTTTGAGTTGAGCGCCGGGGATATTTATTCCTGCTTTTAGTTGGTGTTTGATTGCCAGTTTGTCGGCTTTAATTGTCGTTTCAAACTCAACGTATTCAGGAGGAAGGGCGCTTGAGTCGATGATTTCTACAATTTCTGACGGTTTGCGGATTGTTACCTGGTGAATACCTGCTCGAATCTTTTTCTTGCCAACCATTTCAAGCGATGACGCTATATATGATTTGATGCTGTCAATCTTATTTTGAATTACTGCGGCTCGCTCATTCAGCGACTTTGCCTCTTCCTTGAGGCGTTCAGCATAACCAGATTCATTTTTAATGACGGAAAGAAGTTGCTCTATTTTATCGGTAAATTCTCCTTCCATGCCTTCTATTGTGTCAGCAATCATCTCTGGCTCTAAATCTGAATCCATCAGCTTTGCGTATTCATTGGCTATTTCATACAGTTTGCTCACTGGCAACCTCCAGTTTCGCTTTGCATTCTATGTAAATGGCTTGTACGTTCTGCTGCAATTTCATTCCAGATGTCAGGCGATATGCTTCTGCAAAATATCGCTTCAAATCATCCATGTTTTCAGCCTGAGCCATTTCATCACAAAGAAGTTGTGCTTTATCCGTTATTTCCTGCTGGCGTTTCCGTTCATCTTCGCGGATATCTTCCTCTGATTTGTGCGGCATAACTGGTTCAGTCCACACACCTTCTTCTTCGTTTAGTACGTGAATAGCACTATCAAGACGTGATGCCTTAGGCCAATACTTGCTTGCACGCTTTACGACCGTCTTTCGCGCCATCTCATTCCAGTGATTTACCCATGGTCCTTTATCGCTGAATGCTGCCTTGCTTGTTTTCCTTACAGCCTCAATTTCAGCCAGACTCATCTCTTCCGTTAGATAATCACCTGCTGGCGTCTTAACTGTGCAGTAAACGCCAACGATATCACCACGATCACCGAAGGCGTTGTATTTATGGGTTGGTGCTTTATCAAGCCCGTTTGACTCATAGGTATCGTTAGCATGAACAAGTTTTGCCTGACCCCATGAGATAACACCAGACTCCATTGCAATATGGAGCAATCCCATATAACTGATATCAAGGCAAACCATGCCGTCGCGCGGAACCAGATAAGCCAGTTTGCTGGCCGGGTTTAAGGTGATGCCGATCGCCGCAACATTGATGATGGCGTTCTGTGCGCTGGTTGGATTTGCCAGTGCCGTTTTAGCCAGGTAATCGTTTTTCTGGAAATACTGAATTGCAAACTGGCTTTCCTTAGCCCATGTCACCGTCTGTTCAGTCAATGCTCCGCAGAATAACTGCTCTTGCTGTTTAACGAATTCAACGATATTGCTCATGCAGCTTCTCCAAAAATGTGTCTGCGTTTGAATATTGCGAAGGCATATTCAGCCTTAACTCTTTCGGTTATTGCATCCCAGAACCATTCAGCGGCTTTTTCCTGATAGTTACAATCATCATCTTCCAGCCAGTCGATAGCATCCTTAGTATGTTCATCTGGTTTATATGAGCGAAGCATTTCGCTTATTGGGTCGCAACGTTTGCAGAGGCGATCAACTTCACTGTTGATTCGTTCGTAATCTTCATCAGTAAAACTTGCGATTATTTGCGATATTTCACGCTTATCATTCAGAGTCAGAATCATCATCTTTCTCCTGTTCTTTGTGCTGATTGAGCATTTTGTTCATCTGACGAATGAATTCTTCGTCTGACCAGTTATCTGTAAAACTCATTTCCTGCGATACCACGGAAGGTTGATAGCTGATTTCATCGCTTTATTTGCTTCAAGCCACATTTTTGAATCACCAATAAATCTGGCTATTACTGCTTTGTTCTGTGCAGCACGAAGCATCTGGTGATTAATGGCTATTTCATTGCGCATAACGCCTCCAGTTGTTTCTTTGCTGCTCTGATTAATTGTTTAACTCGGCGTGATAATTCAGATTCGTGCGGGTAGAAAGCGGACATGACGCCGCTACCCGCGAGCTGAAAGTGCATCATGGGTAACTCCTTATATTTGATTGCATAACGAAAACGCCTCGAGTGAAGCGTAATTGGTATGCGGTAACGCCGCGCTCAGGCGGCCTTGATAGTCATATCATCTGAATCAAATATTCCTGATGTGTCGATATCGGTAATTCTTATTCCTTCGCTACCATCCATTGAAGGCCATCCTTCCTGACCATTTCCATCATTCCAGTCGAACTCACACACAACACCATATGCATTTAAGTCGCTTGAAATTGCTATAAGCAGAGCATGTTGCGCCAGCATGATTAATACAGCATTTAATACAGAGCCGTGTTTATTGAGTCGGTATTCAGAGTCTGACCAGAAATTATTAATCTGGTGAAGTTTTTCCTCTGTCATTACGTCATGGTCAATTTCAATTTCTATTGATGCTTTCCAGTCGTAATCAATGATGTATTTTTTGATGTTTGACATCTGTTCATATCCTCACAGATAAAAAATCGCCCTCACATTGGAGGGCAAAGAAGATTTCCAATAATCAGAACAAGTCGGCTCCTGTTTAGTTACGAGCGACATTGCTCCGTGTATTCACTCGTTGGAATGAATACACAGTGCTTATTCGTACTAATAAAATACCCAATTTTCTGTTTCTTGGTTGTGTCCAAAGTTATATTCAATATCTGGTGTTGATGTATCAATATTTTTCATCCCATCAACAAGAGTTGATACAACAGCCAAATCTTGTTTTATTCTCATTAAATGGTATTTCTTCCGGCGCAATAAACTTTCAATGGCAAGTTTCTTCGTTGGGAATGCAAAAGATCTTTCTGCATTTTTTGCTACTTTCTTAATTGCATATCTATTTCTCCTTTGTTTCCATTCCTGTAACCACTGATTTGGTGCTGGTTTAAAATTAACAATCCAATGCGCAGGAACCAACCATGCATAATGCTCTGTCTGATGAAAAGCTATATATTGAAGTGCGAATATTTTGATTCCATCTTCTTCAACTGTCGCCTGGAATCTCCAGAAAACAGGCATTCCATCATGTTCAGTTTCTGATTCAGGAAAAGGTACGCTCCATGATTTTGTCATATATCACCTCAAATAATTCAGTACAGTGTTTATTCTCTTGTTTATGCCAAAAATAAAGGCCGACTATGAGGCCTCGGAAGGAAGTCCAATCATCTTATTCAAATCTTCTACCCGTAAAGCAGGAAGTGCTGTACTTGCTTTATCTGCTTCTTTTGGTAGCAATTCTTTGCTTTCAGGCCAAACTTCAATAAGTCGCTTAACTGTTGTGACTGAGTTCAAAGCAGCCCATACATTTGATTCGATATCCTTTTTCTTGGCTTCAAGTTTTTGTTGCAATGCGCAGATTTCATCAAACCTTTTTGTTATTTCGTGTTCTGCGTCAAACATGCATTTATCTTTTTCTGGGGTGGGGAGCAATATATCTTCACCGTTGCCGTCTTTTCCGTATGAATGCCAGCCAACCCTTCTTCCAGATACAATCAGATAAATCGAAGTAGAACGAACATCGTATGAGTAAAATGAACATCCCATCTTTTCAAGTTCTTCACTTATAGCTACCAACTTGGATGATAACTGATCCACTTCCTCAGTTTTCTTTTTACCTCCAAACGCAATAACTCTGGCGTCAAGTGCAAGCTGGTTCTTTAACTTTGTTACTTCTTCAAGTTCAGTGAAAACCCCAGACTTAATTAAAGCGTTACGAGCGATTTCCTCTTTCATTCTCGTAGTTAAGCGGATTGATGACATATTAATTCCTCTCAAATAAGTGGTTTGCTGCCTAATTTCATTTTCTGGCGACCAACACAAGTCACACCCATTTCACTGCGTGGCTTGCGGTAGTAAATTAGGTTTGTTCAGACAATAAAAAACCCACCGAAGTGGGCTATGACCATTTTTTATTTGGATTTCGTTGGTGAGCGTGATTAACAACTCTGTGCATTACATCCTCATATTTTTCATCTTCAATTTTTTCGACATCGCGAGGAAATGGTGTTGCTAATGCTTTGTCAACTTTGTCCATTGGTTCTTCATTAATCTTATATTCAGGACCGTCATCTATAGCATTAAATCCAGGTGTTACACCGTTTTTTAATGCATATGCTATCCTTTTTTCCCATCTCGCTATTCTCCTCCTGTCTCGAGATGTAAGACCTCTATCAGATACTTTTCTGTTTTGTCCTCGGTCAGGATTAACATAAATAGTCTTTTTCACCATAAGCATACTCAATAAGCACCGTACGGTAGTTTACTGTACAATTTTATTTTTTGGACTGCATGTATTTTGTTTCCTAACGGGTTTGAATCTTTGTAATAAATACTTCTATTTTTTCGAACGACTTCTTCTTTCTTCTTGCAGCAAAGGCTTCCGAGTGATGCTGCTTTGTCTGCTCTGACGCAACCAGAGAGCTTTAGCGCAATTTTTCGCGCCAGTGCTTCATTACTGCGTCGCTCGGCAATAAGTTCTGCTCTGCGAGCTTTGTAGCGGCTTTTTGCCGTACCTTTGGATTCTTTCCAGACAATGGTTACCATGATGGTCTCCTTTCAGTGGCTTTGGCGCATGACGCGTCGAGGTGCTTATCTTCTCGATCGCTGTCTTGCAGCTGCAATTCGCGCCATCCCCAAAACCACTCAAGTTCTGGTCTCAACGGTTAGGTTGAGAGTCCGTCGATGTTAAAGAGCCTGCCAATCTGTTCCGTTTGGCTTCCAGCGTCCTGCTGATGGCTTAAATTTAAGACTTCTTAATTTATTGGTCAAGTGCATTTTTGAAGAAAACTTAATTTTATGGGCGTGAATTTAGTTTGTCTTTGATTTTTAACGGGAAATAAAAAAGGGGCGAAAGCCCCTTAAGGAAGGTTTGCTAGCTTGGCATCAACGACAACGCCAATGATTTTACAGTTCCCATTGATTTCAATCATTGGGTATTGTGGATTGAGTGGTTTCAGGAATTTTCTACCGGCATCAATAACTAACTTTTTGAATGTCGCCTCGTTTTCTCCTTCAAGTTTGGCGACTACCAGCTTTCCATTACGTGGTTCGACTTCTGGGTCGACGAGAATAATCATCCCCTCAGGAATACTCAGTCCTGCCGGGGCAGTCATTGAATCGCCTTTAACGTCGAGCCAAAAAGAGTCTTCAGAACAATCTACCGTTGTGTCGTACCAGTTATCTATTGCACGCCTATGATATGGCTCTACAGCTTCCATCCAACATCCTGCGCTTACCCAACTAATTAGAGGATACGAACCTCTTGGATCATGCCTGCTGTGATAGGCAATGTTTGAAAGACTATCCTCTCCTTTCAACAGGTAATCAGGGGAGCACTGCAAAGCCTTGGCTAAGGCCAATAGGTTTTCACCATTGGGCTCAGTTTCAGATCGCTCCCATTGGGAAATAGCAACATTAGACACGCCAACCATCTTGCCAAGGGCAGCCTGCCTAATCTTGAGTTCTTTTCTGCGAGCGCGAATACGCTCACCCATCAGTTGTGTATTCATAGTTAAGACATCTTAAATAAACTTGACTTAAGATTCCTTTGGTGGATAATTTAAGTGTTCTTTAATTTCGGAGCAAGTCTATGTACAAAAAAGATGTTATTGACCACTTCGGAACCCAGCGTGCTGTTGCTAAAGCACTAGGCATTAGCGATGCAGCAGTCTCTCAGTGGAAAGAAGTTATCCCAGAGAAAGACGCCTATCGATTGGAAATCGTTACAGCTGGCGCCCTGAAGTATCAAGAAAGTGCTTACCGCCAAGCGGCATAAGCAAATTGCTCTTTAACAGTTCTGGCCTTTCACCTCTAACCGGGTGAGCAAACATCAGCGGCAAATCCATTGGGTGTGCCGCTATAACTCAATATCAATATAGGAAAATTAACAAATGGCACAAGCAAGCTACAGCAAGCCAACACAGCGAGAAATTGATCGCGCTGAAACTGATTTACTCATCAACCTGTCAACGCTTACCCAGCGCGGTCTGGCAAAGATGATTGGCTGTCATGAATCGAAGATAAGCAGAACGGACTGGAGATTTATTGCTTCGGTCTTGTGTGCTTTCGGAATGGCATCAGACATCAGTCCGATTAGCAGGGCTTTTAAGTATGCGCTTGATGAAATCACAAAGAAAAAATCCCCGGCCGCCACCGAGGATTTTAAGCAAATTGATATGCAATTCTGAGGGAATTACTGGATCAATCCACAGGAGTAATTATGACAAAACGTCGTAAGAAATACCAGGAAAAAGAAGAGATTCGACACCCTGATTCACCTGAGGGATTAGTGGTAGCCGCAGCAAATAACAGGGCGTTCGCAGAGCGCCTTGTTGGTGTTTACAGACTAGCCAAAGCAGGAGTGAAACATGGGCGTCGTTAAGTTAGCTGATTACAGGCCTCAACTGGAGGTCGTGGAGCATCGCGTGGCAGAACTCGAAGATGGCTACACTCGGACTGCAAACACACTGTTAGAAGCCGCCATGCTTTCTGGACTTACTCTACATCAGTTACTGATTGTTATGGCTGTGTGGCGCAAGACATACGGTTACAACAAAAAAATAGATTGGATCGGAAACGAACAGTTCGCTGAACTCACTGGCATGGCACCAACCAAATGTTCTACCGCCAAAAACGAGCTTATCAGAATGGGAGTTCTCATTCAGGTGGGGCGTCAAGTTGGTATGAATACAAACATTTCAGAGTGGAAAACGAAAGTTAACGGATTTGGTAAAACATTTACCAAATCGGTAAAACAAACCTTCACTAAATCGGTAAAAAGCAATTTACCGAATCAGTCAAACACAAAAGACAATATACAAAAGACAATAAATACAAATACCCCCTTACCCCCTAACGGGGGCGGCGATGGGCAGGTTAAACCTGAACGTCGCAAGGCAGAACGAATCGACTACGAATCCTTCCTGAACGCCTACAACGCCGAAGTCGGTGACAGACTGCCACACGCTGTTGCGGTCAACGAGAAACGCAAACGCCGCCTGAAGAAAATCATCCCGCAACTGAAAACGCCAAATGTGGACGGTTTCAGAGCGTATGTCAGGGCGTTTGTGCATCAGGCCAAACCGTTTTACTTCGGAGACAACGACACGGGCTGGACGGCTGATTTTGATTACCTGCTGAGAGAAGACTCGTTAACGGGAGTTCGGGAAGGGAAGTTTGCAGACAGGGGGATTGCATGAGACAGGATATCGAAGCGAGCGTTATCGGTGGCCTGCTGATTGGTGGATTAACTCCAACCGCCAGCGACGTTCTGGCAACGCTGGAACCTGAAGCGTTTTCAATTCCGCTCTACCGGAAAGCCTTCGAGGTTATCCGCAAGCAGGCGCGAAACAGAAACCTAATCGACGCGCTGATGGTTGCCGAGGCGTGTGGAGAGGAGCATTTCACGTCAATCCTGATGACCAGCAAAAACTGCCCGAGTGCCGCAAACCTGAAGGGATATGCCGGAATGGTCGCGGATAACTATCACCGCCGTCTGGTGCTGGAAATCATGGATGAAATGCGTGAACCAATTCAGAGCGGAACCATCGACGCATCGAGTCAGGCGATGGATGAACTTGTAAAGCGTCTTTCAGCCATCAGAAAGCCCCGTGACGAGGTCAAACCTGTACGGTTAGGGGAAATCATCACCGACTACACTGACACGCTTGACAGGCGTCTGAGGAACGGAGAAGAGTCCGATACCCTGAAGACCGGAATCGAAGAACTTGATGCCATCACCGGAGGGATGAACGCGGAAGACCTGGTGATAATCGCCGCTCGTCCTGGTATGGGTAAAACCGAGCTGGCGCTGAAGATTGCCGAAGGCGTGGCAAGTCGTGTTATTCCTGGTTCTGACGTCCGGCGCGGAGTATTGATTTTCTCGATGGAAATGAGCGCATTGCAGATTGCAGAGCGGAGCATTGCCAACGCCGGGAGGATGTCGGTTAGCGTGCTGCGAAATCCTGCATCGATGGATGACGAAGGCTGGGCGCGTGTTGCTAACGGCATGAGTCAGCTTGCAGATTTGGATGTATGGGTAGTCGATGCCTCGCGGTTATCGGTCGAAGAAATACGCTCAATCGCAGAACGGCACAAACAGGAAAATCCAAACCTGTCACTCATCATGGCGGATTATCTTGGCCTGATTGAGAAGCCGAAAGCAGACCGCAACGACCTCGCAATTGCTCACATCTCCGGAAGTCTAAAAGCGATGGCGAAAGACCTGAAAACGCCTGTTATCTCCCTGAGTCAGCTTTCGCGCGATGTTGAGAAGCGACCAAACAAACGCCCGACAAACGCAGATTTGCGTGATTCAGGAAGCATTGAACAGGACGCAGACTCAATCATCATGCTCTATCGGGAAGCGGTATATGACGAGAACAGTAGCGCCGCGCCATTTGCTGAAATCATCGTGACGAAAAACCGTTTTGGCTCACTTGGTACGGTTTACCAGCGGTTCTGTAACGGACACTTTGTTGCATGTGACCAGGATGAAGCCAGACAGATTTGCACAGCATCAAATGCGCCTGCTGCGCGTGGCAGACGATATGCACAAGGGGCTGACGTATGACCATCTACATCACTGAGCTAATAACAGGCCTGCTGGTAATCGCAGGCCTTTTAATATGGGGGAGAGTAATTGGAGGATTTAAGAAATGAGTACGATAGCTGAGCTTGTCAGGGCTAATTTTCGTGAAGAGTTGGTGCGTTGGTATCGGTATCGTTCATCGTCAAGTTTGCCGCTTGATGAGTTGTATGAGCATTCACCTGCCGCACGACGCTATCCGCGTGACCGTGTTCTTCGACGGTTGTTCAAACTCAACAATGAGTTTCAGCGCAACAGAATAATCCGGAGTCTGGATTTAAAGTGAAGGAGTGAGCATGAGTCGACGAAGTAGCTTTTTGGGGTTTGTAATATTCCTGTTCTGCACTGGTTACATCGTAATCTGGTCAATTTCGAACATTGACCGTGGCGGGGAATATCTCATTGTAATGTTCTTTCCTTTGTTTCTTGGGTGGTACGCCGCAAGGTTGCTGGAAGAATGGGGTTACAGGCATAAAAAATAAAGGAGTGTTCAGTGACGCAAACCATTTTTTATTGGATTAAGAGCGAGTGGTAAGTACCGATGGTAAATGCATTTATTTGTAGTTTATTTCTTGTCGCGATTTTTCATGGATTCCTTTTGATGATGAGTTTTGTTCTCTGGAATAATGGATATCGCATATTGGGAGTAGGTTTTGTTTTACGGTTTTCAGTTCTCTGCGCGTTGCTACCGATAATTATGGCGACTATCAAATATTATTGGTAACCCAAAAAATCATCGATGGAGAGTGATATGGACGAATCAAGAAAGCAGTTTGAGGAATACGTTGCCAAAAAATTGAGATTACCATTCGAGATGATAACCGAGGCAAGAAATGGTGATAGGTACTTCGCATTTTCAAGCATGGATATTCGTCACTCCTTAAATGAGTGGTGGACTTTATGGCAGGCATCGCGAGCAGCTATTGAACTGGATATCGACTGGCCAGAATCGAATGACGACTTTTGGAAAGATGGTGAAGAAGGTGCTTATGCGATGGGTTATGAGGATGGGCGTGACAAAACGGTAATTGCAGTAATGAAAGCTATCAGAGCCGCTGGAATTAAAGAGAAGAATTTCGATGAAGCAAACAATCTTCCTCCGAAGTAAGCAACAACAGCAAGCCGCAATCAACGCCATCCTCGCAACACCACTCGATAAAGACAAGCCAGTTACCATCCGCATTACTGACTACAAGCGCAACCTTGACCAGAACGCAAAATTTCACGCGATGCTGGCGGATATCGCACGTCAGGTTCAATGGTGCGGAAAATGGTTAAAACCGGAACAATGGAAGGTTTTGTTGATCAGCGGTCATGCAGTGGCAACAAAACAGGAAGCTGATGTTTTGCCCGGGCTTGAAGGCGAATACGTCAACATTCGCGAAAGTAGCGCGCAGATGAGTGTGAAGCGTATGGCAAGTCTGATTGAGTACACGACAGCATGGGCTATTGGTCAGGGTGTCAGATTTACCGACAGGAGGTACGAATGAGACGACAGCGACGAAGTATCACCGACATCATCTGCGAAAACTGCAAATACCTTCCAACGAAACGCACCAGAAATAAACGCAAGCCAATCCCGAAAGAATCTGACGTAAAAACCTTCAACTACACGGCTCACCTGTGGGATATCCGGTGGCTAAGACATCGTGCGAGGAAATGACGATGACTGCGTATTACAACGAAATAGATCCGTATGCAGCGCAATGGCTGCGTAACTTAATTGACGCTGGAGAAATTGCCCCCGGTTATGTAGATGAAAGGAGTATTGAAGATGTCACACCAGGTGATTTGCGAGGATTTACCCAGCCCCACTTTTTTGCAGGAATCGGAGTTTGGAGCTATGCACTTAGAAAAGCAGGATGGCCAGACAACAAGAGTATCTGGACAGGAAGTTGCCCATGCCAACCTTTCAGCTCGGCAGGCAAAGGAAAAGGGGTTGATGACGAGCGGCACTTATGGCCGGCATTCTTCTGGCTTATTGAAAAATGCAATCCTGGCATCGTTATTGGCGAACAGGTTGCAAGCGCAGACGGCCTCGCTTGGCTCGACCTTGTACAAACTGACTTGGAAGGTGCGAACTACACCTCTGCAGGTACCGATATTTGCGCTGCGGGCTTCGGTTCTCCGCACATCAGGCAGCGATTGTATTGGGTGGCCTACTCCAACGACAAATATCAACTTTCAGCCAGAAACGCGCAGGGGAATTCAGAACCTATCTGGATGCGTGAGACTAGCGGGATGGCAAACTCCTTTAGCGAACGATGCAACAGGTTCAACGCATTGCTACAGCGGAAAAGACAAGAGCGGAACCCCAAGAATCTGCTTGAAACTTCCAGGGACGGTGAAGCCATGTACTCATTACCGGTTAACGGCTTCTGGAGAGATGCAGACTGGCTTTACTGTAGAGATGAAAAATATCGTCCAGTTAGACCCGGCTCATTCCCGATGGTTAATGGCATTGCCAAAAGCTTGGGACGAGGCAAGTCCACACTGGGAGGAATGGCAAAGCGCAATCAAGATCAGCGAATTATTGGATATGGAAACGCAATCAATGCAGAAGTAGCAACGGCATTCGTGAAAGTTTGTATGGAGGTTGTTAATGCTTAGCCTATCCCAATCCCTTCAATACCAGAAAGAAAGCGTCGAGCGAGCTTTAACGTGCGCTAACTGCGGTCAGAAACTGCATGTGCTGGAAGTTCACGTGTGTGAGCACTGCTGCGCAGAACTGATGAGCGATCCGAATAGCTCAATGTACGAGGAAGAAGACGATGAGTGATTACCTGAAATGGTATCTCTGCCACCGCTGGTTAATTAAGTTTGCTGTAAAAGACTGGATGACAGCGGATGCCAACAAGCTTAAGCAAAGAAAGGACTATTACTACGCCAGAATGAAGGAAAACTACTGCTCAATTCGCACTCGCATATTTATTAAAAAAGACCTTCAGTCAATTCTTCAATTGCGAGGGAAGGTAAATGGCTAACCTACGCAAAGAAGCGCGCGGCAGAGAATGCCAGGTACGTATTTACGGCGTATGCAATGGTAATCCTGAAACTACAGTTCTGGCACATTACCGGATGGCTGGAATTTGCGGAACGGGAATGAAGCCTGACGACCTGATCGGCGCATGGGCTTGTAGCGCGTGTCACGATGAAATCGACCGACGCACCCATAATCTCGACAACAAAGACGCCAGACTTTACCACCTCGAAGGCGTGATCAGGACGCAGGCGATACTGCTGAAGGAGGGAAAGATTAAGCCATGAACGAATATCAGTTTGTGCTTCCATACCCGCCGTCGGTGAATACCTACTGGCGAAGACGAGGAAGCCAATACTACATCAGCGATAAAGGCCAGAAATACCGAAAAGACGTTCAGCAAATCATCCGCCAACTTAAGTTAGACATTTTCACCAAATCACGACTCCGCATCAAAGTAATCGCAGACGTTCCAGACTCCCGCCGCCGCGACCTCGATAACATCCTGAAAGGTTTACTCGACTCCCTTATCCACGCCGGATTTGCGGAAGACGACGAGCAATTCGATGACATTCGCGTAATTCGTGGTGTGAAAGTACCAGGCGGACGGCTTGGAATAAAAATCACCGAACTGGAGAACGTATGAACGCCACAATTCAAACGATACCAGAGCTTCTTATCCAGACACGAGGCAATCAGACCGAAGTGGCGAGGATGCTTTCCTGCGCAAGAGGAACAGTGCTCAAGTACAACCGAGACAGCAAAGGTGAGCGTCACGTAATAGTTAACGGCGTCCTGATGGTCAAACAAGGCAAGAGGGGAAGACGATGAGCATAAGAGAACTAAACCTCACCAAAGAGCAGCACGAGTGGCTGAATGGCTGGCTTGAACTGTGGGGCGCATGGGTTTATTCAGGTCGTCTGGAAAAGCGCATGAGCAGCGTAATAGCGAAGTTCATGGAGAGCGTAGAGCCGGGAAGAGTTATGACAAGGCCAATGTGTAATGATGATGATGGAATGTTGATTTCTCAGGTCGTCGATTCCGTCATGTGCATTGACAAGAAAGCCTTTGGAATCCTCCTCAGCTACTACGCTCATGGTTCATCTAAGCGAGCAATTGCATCCTACTATCACGCGACTGCAAAGCCACGCAAGATGTGTGGACGTGGTGGCGAGGGATGGAGAAAGCCTTCACTGGCAACCTGTAGAAACGAAATTGACGACATCCTGAAAGCGTCGTTATTTGTTTTGTACCAACCAATGCAAAATGCTTTCAAAATGCGTAAACGTGTTGAGAAAGTTAAGCATGTTGCTGTTAAAAGCCTTGACATGCAATTAGCCATTTAGCCATAATTAGAGGGTAAGCTGCCGTTAGTGACTCTTAAGTTGCAACGGTGGCTTTTTTTATTTGGGTCAGTCGTATAAAGGTCATTACGGAAGGCTGTTAACCTTCTTATCGTGGTTCGAGTCCACGCTGTCCCGCCAAATATGCTGGTTTAGCTCCAATGGTAGAGCAGTCGCCTTGTAAGCGAATGGGTAGCGGTTCAAGTCCGTTAACCAGCACCATAACTGAGCCGTAGCCACTGGCTATCCTGGATTCATCAGTGATAGTTACGCTGCGGCCTTCTACACATGACCTTCGTGAAAGCGGGTGGCAAGAGGTTGCGCTAACAACCTCCTGCCGTTTTGCCCGTGCATATCGGTCACGAACAAATCTGATTACTAAACACAGTAGCCTGGATTTGTTCTATCAGTAATCGACCTTATTCCTAATTAAATAGAGCAAATCCCCTTATTGGGGGTAAGACATGAAGATGCCAGAAAAACATGACCTGTTAGCCGCCATTCTCGCGGCAAAGGAACAAGGCATCGGGGCAATCCTTGCGTTTGCAATGGCGTACCTTCGCGGCAGATATAATGGCGGTGCGTTTACAAAAACAGTAATCGACGCAACGATGTGCGCCATTATCGCCTGGTTCATTCGTGACCTTCTCGACTTCGCCGGACTAAGTAGCAATCTCGCTTATATAACAAGCGTGTTCATCGGCTACATCGGTACTGACTCGATTGGTTCGCTTATCAAACGCTTCGCTGCTAAAAAAGCCGGAGTAGAAGATGGTGGAAATCAATAATCAACGTAAGGCGTTCCTCGATATGCTGGCGTGGTCAGAAGGAACAGATAACGGACGGCAGAAAACCAGAAATCACGGTTATGATGTTATTGTCGGTGGCGAGCTGTTCACTGATTACTCCGATCACCCCCGCAAACTTGTCACGCTAAATCCGAAACTCAAATCAACAGCCGCCGGACGTTACCAGCTTCTTTCCCGTTGGTGGGATGCCTATCGTAAGCAGCTTGGCCTGAAAGACTTCTCTCCGAAAAGCCAGGACGCTGTGGCACTGCAACAGATTAAAGAGCGTGGCGCTTTACCGATGATTGATCGCGGTGATATTCGTCAGGCTATCGACCGTTGCAGCAATATCTGGGCTTCACTGCCTGGCGCTGGTTATGGTCAGTTCGAGCATAAGGCTGACAGCCTGATTGCAAAATTCAAAGAGGCTGGCGGAACGGTCAGAGAGATTGAGGTATGAGCAGAGTCGCCGCGATTATTTATGCTCTGGTTATCTGCATCATCGTCTGCCTGTCATGGGCTGTTAATCATTACCGTGATAACGCCACCGCCTACAAAGAGCAGCGCGATAAAGCCATATCCATCATCGCTGATATGCAGAAGCGGCAACGTGATGTAGCAGAACTCGACGCCAGATACACAAAGGAGCTTGCTGATGCTAACGCGACTATCGAAAGTCTCCGTGCTGATGTTTCTGCTGGGCGTAAGCGCCTGCAAGTCGCCGCCACCTGTGCAAAGTCAACGACCGGAGCCAGCGGCATGGGCGATGGAGAAAGCCCAAGACTTACAGCAGATGCTGAACTCAATTATTACCGTCTCCGAAGTGGAATCGACAAGATAACCGCGCAGGTTAACTACCTGCAGGAGTACATCAGGACGCAATGCCTGAAATAATTTTTTTGCAAATCACAAAGTCAATTTAATGAGCCTCGCGATGCGGGGCTTTTTTATGTCCGCAGTAAACGCGCTTCACACGCGCGACTTATGAACACAGAACCTTTCAGGATGACCCTTGAGGATGCCGGTTTGGTGATCGGTGCCTTTCTGTGGGCCGGAATCCTGTGTGACAAGGTTCATCACTAAAAGGTGAACACTGATGAATTATCCAACTATCGTTAACGGCATCGATTTCCGAGATCTGATTTTTGTGGCAAACAACGATCCGGTTACAGATTCTTTTATGGTGGCAAAAGCATTTGGAAAGCTGCCGAAGAACGTGGTTCGTGACATTGAACGAACCATAGAAGCTTGCCCTCCTGAGTTTGATACAAAGCTCAACTTTGAGCTTTGCTATAAAAACAATGAGTTACAGAATGGTAAGCCGCAAAAATTCTACCGTCTCCGCAAGGATGGGTTGATGCTTTTGGTTATGTCCTACACCAAAAAAGAAGCAATGCGTATCAAAATTGCTTACATCAACGCATTCAACTGGATGTACGCCATGCTTCAGGTTGGTCATCGTCAATTTGAAGAAGAGAGAAATGCCGTAATGCTGGAGTACATGAAAGAGAAGGATGTTGCCAGCATGTCAGGCCGCCTGCTTAATCGCTGGGGAAAAATTAAGAAGCCTCAGCTACTGGCGAGAATTGAACGCCTTGAACAGCACGGGCAAACCGTAATCCCCGGACTCACCAATTAACGGCAGTACAGCGAAACAACCCAAGCCAGAAAGTGGGGAAATAACACTGGCAGCCACTGAAAGATGAACCTCCTGCCTTATGGCAAGAAAGATTCTTTGTGGTGGCGGACTGATGGAAAGACATCGGTTATTGCAGAGGTCATTCAATGAGTGGTCTCGACAATGGCTTATACCCTACACGGGATAACTTAACTGATATCCCTTTTAACGGATAAACGGAGCCAACAATGGCAGAGATTATTCCCATGACTGAAGAACAGAAATTCCAGTTAGAGATTTACAAGCTGGTCATGAACCAGAACGCAGCCGCAGAAGAAGCATTTCAATTCATTGGCACTGACGAGCTGAAGCTTGAGCTATTCAAAATTCACTTCCAGTCAGGCGGCGCTAATTCAGATATCACGACCCGCACTATCGAAGCGGTACGTAAATCGAAGGAGGCGTTAGACCTGTTCACTACCGGAGCATAAACATGGCGCGCCCAACAAAGTATCAAGAGGCGTATGCCGAACAGGCACGCAAACTGTGCTTGCTGGGCTACACCGATGCAGAGCTTGCTGATTTCTTCGAAGTCAGTGAGTCAACTATTAACAAGTGGAAGCTTGATTATCCTGAGTTTTCGGAGTCCATAAAAAAGGGTAAGGCCGTCGCTGATGCAGAAGTTAGTGATCGTCTTTATCAACGCGCTATGGGCTTCGTGGCTCCAGACATCGATATTCGTGTTATTGAAAACAGAATTGTCGAAACTCCGCTTGAGAAGTATTACCCGCCTGATACAACCGCCGCCATCTTCTGGCTTAAGAACCGACAGAAGGATAAATGGCGCGATAAGGTTGATCACGAGCTAACAGGCAAAGACGGCGGCGCAATCCAGATTGAAACATCACCGATGAGCACTCTATTCGGAAAATGACCTCGATTAATCCTATCTTTGAACCGTTCATTGAGGCGCATCGCTATAAAGTCGCCAAAGGCGGTCGAGGTAGCGGTAAGTCATGGGCAATCGCGAGGCTGCTTGTTGAAGCGGCGCGTCGGCAGCCGGTGCGTATTCTCTGCGCTCGTGAACTGCAAAACAGTATCAGCGATTCGGTAATCCGGTTGCTTGAAGACACCATAGAGCGGGAAGGGTATTCGGCTGAGTTTGAAATTCAGCGTTCAATGATTCGTCATCTCGGAACGAATGCTGAGTTCATGTTCTACGGCATCAAAAACAACCCGACGAAGATTAAATCGCTCGAAGGCATTGATATCTGCTGGGTGGAGGAAGCGGAAGCGGTAACGAAGGAATCATGGGATATCCTGATACCAACCATCCGCAAGCCATTTTCCGAAATATGGGTGAGCTTCAACCCGAAAAACATCCTCGACGATACCTATCAGCGATTCGTAGTAAACCCTCCCGATGATATTTGTCTGCTGACGGTGAACTACACCGACAACCCGCACTTTCCTGAAGTTCTCCGTCTGGAGATGGAAGAGTGCAAACGCAGAAATCCGACACTGTATCGTCACATCTGGCTTGGTGAGCCGGTAAGCGCAAGTGATATGGCAATCATCAAACGTGAATGGCTTGAAGCCGCAACCGATGCGCACAAGAAACTCGGATGGAAAGCGAAAGGTGCGGTTGTTTCTGCGCATGACCCGTCAGATACAGGGCCAGATGCTAAAGGTTACGCATCGCGTCACGGTTCGGTGGTTAAGCGCATTGCCGAAGGTCTGCTGATGGACATCAACGAGGGTGCTGACTGGGCTACTTCGCTGGCGATTGAAGACAGCGCTGACCATTACCTGTGGGATGGTGATGGCGTCGGTGCGGGGCTACGCAGACAGACAACGGAAGCATTCTCCGGTAAGAAAATCACCGCCACGATGTTCAAGGGCAGTGAATCGCCATTCGATGAAGATGCGCCGTATCAGGCCGGAGCATGGGCTGATGAAGTCGTACAGGGCGACAACGTTCGCACTATTGGTGATGTGTTCCGCAATAAGCGAGCGCAATTCTATTACGCGCTGGCTGACAGGCTGTATCTGACATATCGGGCGGTTGTCCACGGTGAGTATGCAGACCCCGACGACATGCTGAGCTTCGACAAAGAAGCGATAGGCGAGAAGATGCTGGAGAAGCTGTTTGCAGAACTGACGCAGATTCAGCGCAAATTCAATAATAACGGGAAGCTGGAGCTTATGACTAAGGTCGAAATGAAGCAGAAGCTCGGTATCCCATCTCCTAACCTGGCTGATGCGCTGATGATGTGTATGCATTGCCCGGAGTCGGCTGCGCAACCCGACTATTCCAGTTACTCAATTCCTTGTGGTGTAGGTTGATATGGCAGAAAAAAAGATGACTGACTGGCATCGCAAGGTGCTGTGCAACTTTGATAATGCCTGGTCAGCAACGCAGGATATGCGTGAGCAGATTATTGAGGCTCAACGTTTCGTCCGGGTGTCCGGCGCACAGTGGGAAGGCAGCACAAACGCTGGTTACTCATTTGATGAAGGCAGGTTTGAGCATTACCCGCGCTTTGAACTGAATAAGATTGCCCGTGAATGTGATCGCATCATTGGCGAGTATCGACAGAATCGCATCAGCGTTAAATTCAGGCCGAAGGACGATAAGGCATCGGAAGCGTTAGCCGAAAAGATGAACGGCAAATTCCGCGCTGACTATCAGGAAACATCCGGTGGCGAAGCGTGTGATAACGCATTTGATGATGCTGTAACGGGCGGATTCGGTTGTTTCCGCATGTGTGCCGATTACGAAGATGAAATGGATCCGAGTAACGAGCAGCGCCGCATCAGCCTTCTTCCTGTTTACGACCCAGCGACATGCGTCTTCTTCGATCAGGACAGCAAGCAATATGACCGTTCTGATGCTATGTGGGCTATGGAAATGTTCTCCATGACGCCTAAAGCGTTCGAGACTGAATACCCTGATTCCATCGCGGCAAGCCTTTCTCGTGATGACACTGGCACTCAGTATGACTGGTCAACGCCCGATGCCATCTATGTTGGACGCTACTACGAAGTTCGCATAGAGAAGGTGAAGCTCACGGCGTGGCGCAACCCTGTTAGCGGAGAAACGGCAATCTATGATGAAGAGCAAATCAAAGATATTGTTGACGAGCTGACCGATGGCGCATTCGAACTGATTGGCGAGCGGACAGTGAAGAAACGCCGCGTTTATTGCGGCCTTCTGTCTGGCGCTGAATGGCTGGAAGAACCGAAGCGTATTCCGGGCGAACATATTCCTCTCATCCCGGTATATGGGCGTCGCTCATTTGTTGATAATCAGGAGCGAATCGAAGGCCACGCTGCAAAAGCGATGGATGCACAGCGTCTTGAGAACCTGATGGTTTCCATGATTGCAGATAACGCTACTCAGGCTGGCGGTGATGGCATTCCTATCGTGGATGTTGATTTCATTCCCGGTCCATTAATGAATCACTGGGCAGAGAGGAATAAGAAAAGACCAGCAGTTCTTCCCATGACCAGCAAGAAGGACAAAAACGGAACGGTCATTTCAGAGGCTCAGGTTGCTGGCTGGACGCCTCCGACACAAATGCCTCCAGCTCTTGCCGGGCTATTGCAGTACACCGGAACGGCTATTCAGCAAATTACAGGTGCTTCGCAGCTTGAGAACATGCCGAGCAACGTCGCCACCGATACCGTTGATAGCATTTTTAACCGGATGGACACGCAGTCCTATATCTACATGGACAACATGGCTAAATCCATGCGTCGCGCTGGCGTTGTGTGGCTTTCTATGGCGCGTGAAGTCTATGGCAGCGATACGCCGATGCGTATCGTTAATGAGGACGGCAGCGATGACGTGGCGCTGATGACTGGTGAAGTGGTTGACCGTCAGACAGGGCAGGTTATCGCGCTTAACGACCTTTCGCAGGGTAACTATGAAGTGACTGTCGATGTCGGTCAGTCGTTCGCTACTCGCCGTGATGCAACGGTTAAGTCGTTACTTTCCATGCTGGCACTTATCCCGCCAGGAACGCCGAAGCATGACCTTGTATCGTCGATGATTCTCGACAATATGGACGGCGAAGGGATGGACGACCTGAAAGAATACAACCGCAATCAGTTGCTTCTGTCTGGCGTTATCAAGCCGAGAACGCCTGAAGAACAGCAAATGGTTGAGCAGGCGAAACAACAACAGGCCAGTCAGCCAGATCCGGCTATGGTTGCTGCGCAAGGTCAGCTTCTTGCTGGTCAGGCTGAATTGCAGAAAGCGCAGAACGAACAAGCAGCCATTCAGGTTAAAGCATTCCAGGCACAGACGGATGCTCAGGTTGCTGCGGCAAATGTTGTGAAAATCCTCGCATCTGCCGATAGCCAGCAAAAATCTGATATCCGTGAGGCGCTGAAACTGCTCGGACAGTTCCAGCAACAGCAAGGAGATAATGCCCGTGCTGATGCAGAGCTTGTCCTGAAGAGTCAGGCGCAGGGCCATGCGCAGCGCATGGACATCAACAGCATCCTGCAAAAATCAACTCAGCAACAACCACAGCAGTAATTAACCCATAACGTGCAATGGCTGTCTTTATGAGGCCTGGCACCCTATTGCCTTCCGATGGGCTGAACATCGAGTAAACAGGGGTAAAAAATGGACCAGATGGCAGAAAACACACCAGAAGTTGAAATCGAAACCGACGCGTCAGAGCAGATTCCTGATGATGTCGAACTGGCTGAAGAAGTCGAAACAGCAGATGGCAGTGAGTCCTCAGGAAATGATGCAGAGGAAGCTACTGACACTGATGACGACGAATCAGAACAGGAATTCTACTTTGGTGACGAAAAGCTGGATTCGCCAACCAGCGAAGATGGAGCTGAGCATGGACTGGTAAAACACTTGCGCAAGACGATTAAAGAGAAAGACCGCGAGCTGAAAGAGCTGATGCGTCAGTCTCAGAAACCCGTCGAGCAGCAGCCGGTAATCACTCAACCACCGCGAATGCCAAAACTGGACGATGAGGACATCGGTTTCGATGAAGAAATCTACCAGCAACGCATGGCTAAGTGGGCAGAGGATAACGGCAAATACCAGGAGCAAGTACGAGAGCGGAAACGAGAGGAAGAGGCGCGTACCGCAACGCTTCAGCAGAAAGCAGCCAATTACATGCAGAGAGTAAAAGCACTGAAAGTGGCTGGCTACCAGGATGCAGAGCAGGCTGTACGCGAAGATGTTCCTGTTCATATTCAGGACATGATCCTTCTTGAGTCAGAGAAGCCGGAAATCGTTGTTCTGGCGCTCGGTCGCAACGCTGAACTGCGCAAGCAACTGGCAGAAGCTACCAACCCCGTAGCAATTGGTCGTCTGCTGGAACGTATCGAATCGAAGGCCAGAATCATGCCAAAAGCAAAAACCACGGCAGCCACAACCCCGACAGTTAAGGGGAGCAACGGCGCAGTAATCAACAACCTCGACAAATTGAAAGCCAAGGCGCTGGAAACTGGTGACTGGACGCCGTATTTCGCCGCTAAAAAGGCAAAAAAATAACCTATCGGAGCATTAAGCATGGCTAACCAATTAGCAAAAGACCTTGAAATCATGTTCGAAAACTACGTTGAAGGCTTTGAGGCCGCCTGCGTAGTTTCCCGTAACGCTAAAAAATTCCGTCCCGGTGATACAGCAATGCAGCGAGCAGGTGATGTTCTGTATCGTCCGCAGCATTACCACATGAACATTGAGGAAGGCCTCGATCTCAGCAGCAAAACGCCTACAGCACTGGTTCAGCGCCTTGTTCCTTCTGTGTTCAAGGAGCCGAAAAACATTCTGTACACTCTGGATGCGCGTGAAATGCGTGACCCTGAGCATAAAACTGAAGCTGGTCGCGCCGCAGGTATGCGCCTTGCTGCACAGATTGACTCTGACCTGATTTCCATGGTTACGCAGCGTGCTACTAACGTGATCACAATGTCTGACTCAACCACAGGTACACAGGGCCGTGATTTGTGGAACTGTGCGGCAGGTATTGATGCCACCATGACGGCGATTGGTGTACCGCAGGGTATCAACCGTCGCTCTTTCTGGAACCCCTTCAACTACAAAGACCTTGCTGGCGAGCTTGGTCACCGTGCCTACGCTCAGGGCGCAACCCTGACAGCATACGAAAAAGCGCAGATCCCTCCGGTTGCTTCCTTTGATAGCTACAAGACCGATATTTCTGGTCGATTACCGAAAGGAAGCGCTGAATCCTTGACAGTATCAGGCCAACCTGAACACAAGGTTGAAGCGAAAGATTCAAATGGTATGCCAGTTGATAACCGACAGGGGACTATTACGGTATCTGCATCTGGCTTGCAGGTTGGTGATGCGTTCACCATTGCCGGTGTGAATTCCGTACACCAGATCACAAAAGATACCACCGGGCAACCGCAGGTATTCCGTGTTCTGGCTGTTAGCGGAACTACCGTAACAATCTCTCCAAAGATTCTCCCTGTTGAAAATACCGATGTTGCGAGTCGTCCATATGCAAACGTCGATGCCAAACCGGCAGAATCAGCAGCAATCACCATTCTCAACAAGAACGCAGCACCTGCTAACCTGTTCTGGGCTGATGGTTCTGTTGAGCTGATGTACGGCAAACTAGCGTTCCCGACTGGTCAGGGTCCACAGGTAATGACAGCAACCACCGAGCAGGGCGCTACGCTGATCATGTCTTACGCCTTCGACCACATCAAAGGCGTAACCACTGCTCGTTTCACCACTCTGTACGGTTGCTCTGTACTTGTTCCTGAATATACGGGCATCGTTATTGCCGGGCAGTAATTTTGGTGGGGCTTCGGCCCCATTTTTATTGGGAGAAGACAATGGCACGAACAATGCTCTATAAGCCTGGCAACATGATCACCTGTGGTCAGTTTGCTGTCGATTACATCATTGTTGATGACGAAGAAGTTAAATCTCACCTGAAAAAAGGTTGGGTAAAAACTCCTGAAGAAACCGCAACGAAGCAAAAAGTGGCTAAGGCGGAAGAAGATGGCGAAAACGAAGGGTGATCTCGTTCTAAAGGCTTTACGAAAAGCCGGGCTGTATTCCAATGCCACGTTGACAGATGCCGACCCTCAGGCAATTGAAGATGCCATTAATGACCTTGAAGACATGATGGCAGCATGGCAGGCGAAAGGTATCGAGCTTGGATATCAGTTTGCGGATACAGAAAACGGCATCATGCCGTTACCTGACGATGATTCAGGTATCCCTGCATGGGCAAATGATGGCGTCGCTTTGAAGCTCGCTGTGCAAGTGTGCATGGATAACGTCATTCAGCCGTCGGATGCTCTCCTGACCGCTGCTGACAGTGCATATCAGACAATCTGTATCGCTTTAACAAAAATACCACCACTTGAGCGGCGAAATGACATGCCTCGCGGTAGTGGTAACAAAAGCGCGTTTACGTGGAATCGGTTTTACATCGAGAAAGATGATCCGAGTACGTGAGGTGAATAAATGCCGATTCAGCAACTTCCGCTCATGAAAGGTGTCGGCAAAGACTTCCGAAATGCCGACTATATCGACTATCTACCAGTGAATATGTTGGCTACACCCAAAGAAATCCTTAACAGCAGCGGATATCTTCGCTCATTCCCGGGCATTGCCAAACGCTCTGATGTAAACGGTGTATCGCGCGGAGTCGAGTACAACATGGCGCAGAATGCTGTTTATCGCGTGTGTGGTGGGAAGCTTTACAAAGGCGAAAGCGAAGTCGGTGACGTCGCCGGAAGTGGTCGCGTATCAATGGCGCATGGTCGGACATCTCAGGCTGTAGGTGTTAATGGTCAACTGGTCGAGTATCGCTATGATGGCACGGTTAAAACCGTCTCAAACTGGCCTACAGACAGCGGATTCACACAGTACGAGTTAGGTTCAGTTCGCGACATTACGCGCTTACGTGGGCGTTATGCGTGGTCAAAAGACGGAACTGATTCATGGTTTATCACTGACCCTGAAGACGAATCGCACCCTGACCGATACAGTGCACAATATCGTGCCGAGTCTCAGCCTGACGGTATTATCGGCATCGGAACATGGCGAGACTTCATCGTCTGCTTTGGTTCATCGACGATTGAATATTTCTCCCTGACTGGTGCAACCACAGTTGGTGCTGCTTTGTATGTCGCACAGCCATCGCTGATGGTGCAAAAAGGCATCGCCGGGACTTACTGCAAAACGCCGTTTGCTGATTCCTATGCGTTTATCAGCAATCCGGCAACAGGTGCGCCGTCTGTATACATCATCGGCTCCGGTCAGGTGTCACCAATCGCCAGCGCGAGCATTGAGAAAATCCTCCGCTCCTACACTGCTGATGAACTGGCTGATGGCGTGATGGAATCGTTGCGCTTTGATGCGCATGAGTTGCTGATTATCCATCTTCCGCGCCACGTACTCGTGTACGACGCATCTTCAAGCGCCAATGGTCCGCAATGGTGTGTGTTGAAAACAGGCCTGTATGACGATGTGTACCGCGCTATCGACTTCATTTACGAAGGCAATCAGATAACGTGCGGCGATAAGCTGGAATCTGTTACCGGGAAACTGCAGTTCGATATCAGCAGCCAGTACGACAAGCAACAGGAACACCTGCTGTTTACTCCACTCTTCAAAGCAGATAACGCCAGAGTTTTCGACCTTGAAGTTGAATCTTCAACTGGCGTTGCGCAGTATGCTGACCGCCTTTTTCTCTCTGCAACCACTGACGGCATCAATTACGGGCGTGAGCAGATGATTGAGCAGAATGAACCGTTCGTTTACGACAAGCGCGTTTTGTGGAAGCGAGTCGGGCGCATCAGGAAAAATGTTGGCTTCAAATTGCGCGTTATCACGAAGTCACCTGTAACTCTGTCTGGTGCTCAGATAAGGATTGAGTAATGGCGGATTCATCACTGAATAATCCTGTCGCGGTTCAGGCTACGCGCCTTGATACTTCAATTTTGCCACGCAATATATTTAGCCAGTCTTACCTGCTGTATGTCATAAATCAAGGTGCTGATGTCGGCGCAATTGCCGGGAAGGCAAATCAGGCCGGACAGGGCGCTTATGATGCACAGGTCAGGAACGATGAGCAGGATGTGATTCTCGCTGACCATGAGCAGCGAATTTCTGCTGCGGAAGCAACGCTTGTTAATCATGAGGAGCGAATCAGCCAGGCAGAATCAACTCTTCAGGAACATGAAACACGAATATCTCAGAATGAAAGCGATATTGCGTCGCTTGATACCAGAGTTCAGTCGCTGGAGTCGCAGGTTTCAGATCATGAATCGCGCATTGATGCTCTGGAGTATGCAACCACGCGCAAGAAGTCAGAGGTTGTTTACTCTGGCGTATCAGTAACCATTCCGACAGCGCCGACCAACCTTGTTAGCCTACTGAAAACGCTCACGCCGTCATCCGGCTCGTTGGCACCATTCTTCGACACCGTTAACAACAAGATGGTTGTGTTCAACGAGAACAAAACCTTGTTCTTCAAGCTGTCGATCGTCGGGACGTGGCCCAGCGGAACCGCCAACAGGTCAATGCAGCTAACCTTTTCCGGCTCTGTCCCTGACACACTGGTAAGCAGTCGCAACTCGGCGACAACAACCGACAACATCCTGTTAGCTACGTTCTTCAGCGTGGATAAAGACGGCTTTCTTGCCACAAATGGCAGCACGTTAACCATTCAGTCTAATGGTGCGGCGTTTACTGCCACAACCATCAAAATCATTGCGGAGCAGTGATGGAAATAAAGCTCATCGATAATCCGGTGAAGCTTGCAGAATTCCTCAACAATCCAGAAAACACGGGAAATATCGTAGACAGTGGAGACAAATACTACATCAAGCCTGATGCGGTATATCTCGGCATCTACGAAGGATTAGTGCTGGCTGGCGTTCATGAAGTTCGTAACTTCTGGCATAGCGTTGTGGAATGCCATGCGGTGTATGACCCCGGATTCCGTGGCGAATATGCACTACAAGGGCATCGATTATTCTGCAAATGGCTTCTCGAAAACTCACCATTCCTTAACAGCATCACCATGGTTCCTGACACAACGAAATACGGACGGTCAATTATCCGTTTGCTTGGCGCTACCCGTGTTGGTCACCTTGATGATGCGTACATGAGTAACGGAAAACCGGTAGGAATCACCCTCTATCAATTACCTCGTTCGAAATATGAGGAGCTAATAAATGTTAGTACTTAGCGAAAGCTTCAAGAATAAATTGCTTCCCATGAATGGGTATATGAAAGGCGGCAGCGACTCCGGATCTAAAGCCCAGGCACGCGCAACTGAAAAGGGCATCGAACTGCAGCGTGAAATGTGGCAAACGAACATGCAGAACCTTGCACCGTTCACGCCACTCGCTCAGCAGTACGTATCACAGTTGCAAAATCTTTCCTCTCTTCAGGGGCAAGGTCAGGCGCTTAACCAGTATTACAACTCCCAGCAGTACAAAGACCTTGCAGGGCAGGCGCGTTACCAGAGTCTGGCAGCAGCAGAGGCAACGGGTGGATTAGGCTCTACAGCAACAGGAAACCAGTTAGCAGCAATCGCACCTACACTCGGTCAAAACTGGCTGTCAGGTCAGATGAACAACTACAACAATCTGGCAAATATCGGCCTTGGTGCTCTTACAGGTCAGGCAAATGCCGGACAGAACTACGCTAACAACGTCAGCCAATTGTATCAACAGCAGGCAGCAGCAGTCGCAGCAAATGCGAATAAGCCTTCAGGCCTACAGAGTTTTGCTACAGGTGCCATTGGTGGGGCCGCATCAGGTGCAATGATTGGTAGTGCAGTTCCTGTTATTGGGACTGGTATTGGTGCTCTTGCTGGCGGTGTTATCGGTGGTCTTGGATCATTGTTTTAAGGTGGGAATATGGCTACTTGGCAACAAGGAATCAACTCAGGCGGTTTTCTTGCTGGTATCGGTGGGCAAAACTCAAATGCGCCAAAGGCAAGTGATGTAAGTGAGGCGTTGGCCTATATTCGCCAGAACAACGAAATGGAGCGTTCAGGTCGCAATAACATCGGCCTTCAGGCGTTGCAGGGACTTGGTAGTGTCGCTCAAACATATCAAGCCGCAAAGCAACAGGAAGTGGATGCTGCATTCCAAAAAGAATATGCGGCAGCCATCCAGTCAGGTGATCGACAGCAGGTGCGAGATCTGATGACCAAATATCCTGGTCAATTAGAGAAGATTCAGTCTGGTATGAAATGGGCAGACGAAGACCAGCGTGATGAAATTGGCAATCTAGCGGCAGGCGGTCAAATTGCCTCCATGATGGGGGGTGATGCATTTAGCAAGTGGATTGGAAACAATGCAACCAGATTGTCTAATCAGGGGGTAGACCCACAACAACTCCTCAGCATGTATCAAAAAGACCCACAAGCAACATCACAACTTATCGGACAATATGGTCAGTTTGCATTAGGCCACGAAAAGTATTGGGATTTACAGGACAAGATGGTTGGTCGCCAGCAGGAGCAGCAAAGAATTAACGAAACCATTCGCAATAATGACATGACGAATGCGAGGGCTATTAGGGGGCAAAACCTTTCCTATCAGTCTGCAATGACCGGACACGGACTTGCAGCAGAAAGACTGGCACTTGATAAGCAGAAATTCGGTTTTGAAGTGCAACAGGCACAAAAAAAGGCCGAGGAACTTATTAATGCTGCGCCAAAATTATCAGTGAACATGGAAAAGGCTATAGAAAAATCAGCAGGTGATGCGGCAGCTAGTCGTAATGCTGCCGATTCAATGACAACGCTCGCTGACACGCTGGAGAAGGAGAAGCCAACTCCTGGTTTGTTCGGTAACGCTGAAAATATGTTCTCTAAGCTTACGGGGCAAGATAACTACCTCCGAGATATGCGGATTAGATTCAACCAACTAGCCAATGCGCAGGCAACCAAGCTTCTCCCTCCCGGCCCTGCATCAGATAAGGATATTGAGTTTGCAAGGAAAGGCATTCCAAGCGAAACGGATAATCCAATGGTCATGGCTCGATGGTTAAGGGGTATGGCAAAAATGGAAAGTAATAACGCGAAGTTCAACGAGTTTAGGTCAGAGTGGATGAGTGCAAACGGCAGCCCAGGACAATCTGATCGCAACCGAAACATCATGGGGATGGATGTTAAGAAGGGTGAATCATTGAACTCTGCGGCAAAACGTTTTCTTTCCTCAAGTTATGGCGATAGCCAACCTCAACAGCAATTGTCCGATGACGAATTAATTAGCAAATATCTCGGAGGGCAGTAATGGCCTATAGTCGTGAACAGTTGATGACAGCATTAAGGAACGCTGATGCGGCAGGCGATACAGAAGGAGCGCGTCGCATTGCTCAGATTCTGTCCTCCAGTAATCAACCAACTCAAAACCAAAAGCAGCCTGTAGAACAGCAAGATGGATTTATGTCTGACCTCGGCGAAGCAGTAAAAGAAACTGGTCGCGGACTGGTGCAGGCTGGTGTAAATGTGGCAAATATACCAGCATCAGTTGCCGATGCTGTAACAAGCGCGGCGGCATGGGCTGGCGGCAAACTCGGTATTGGTGATGGAACATATCAACCAGCGCCACGAGTAACAACTCAGGGATTAGAGCAGGCGTTTGGACTTCAGCAAGGTGCTCTGACTCCACAAACGACAGAAGGTAGGGTGTTTGCGGAGGCATTGCCTTACCTGGCTACTGTTGGCGTTGGCGGCGCTTCAACTCAGGCGCCAACACTTGCTGGTCGAATTACTCAAGGCGCAGCCCGTCTTCTGGCAGAAAACGCAGTCGGATCACTCGCCGCAAACAGTGAGAAAAATGATGCGGGAAAACTGGCAACAGATATAGGTGTTGGCATGCTAACAGGTGGTGCTGTTAATACTGTTGCAAAAGGACTTGAGCGTGGAATAACTGCCTTTAAAGGTGATATTGCACCAGAAGTGGCGAAGAAAATTGCCATATCAGAATCGATGGGCGTGACACCAATGACATCTGATGTTATCCCGCCGAAAAATGCTTTCACTCGCGGCCTTACTCAGGATGCCGAGGGGGCTTTGCTCGGGACAGGCTCAAAGCGAGCTGAGCAGTATGCAAAGAGAAGTCAGCTAGTTAAAAAACAGCTTGAGAAATATGGTGAATATAGTCCATCAGTTGTTGTTGATGATCTGTATGGTTCTCTGAAGTCAAGGAAGGATTCGGCCGGAAGCGTTATTGAAGACATTACAACCAAAATGGGAGACACACCTGTTGACACATCAAAATCTATTAAGGTTATCGACAACGTACTTACCAGAGCTAACAGGCTTGGGAAAGTGGCAAATAAGGATTTGATTCGCGGGTTATCCGATTTGCGAGAAGAACTTGCTAAACCAGATATAGATTTTGGTCTATTGAGAGAGTTGCGGTCAGCCTTGAGGGAAAGTATTCAGGGAGATGCCATGGTTTTTCCTAATAGCGCGAAAGCCGCAACTGATGCCGTGGAGAGGGCAATGGGGGCAGATTTGAGGAATAACGCAGCGCGGTATTTGGGGGCTGGAGAGGCCGCCAGATACGTCAAAGCAAACTCTGACTACTCCAACGTCTTCAATAAAGTTCTCAATAAAAGGATTGCGAATAATCTCAACAAAGCTAAAAAAGAGTTTACTCCAGAGCTAATAAACAGCGTTGTATTCAGCAGAAAACCATCAGATATTAAGAGGATATGGCCTGCTCTTAGTGAAGATGGAAAGAACGCTATGCGTGCTGCTTATATCAGCAAGATTGCAGAAAAAGCAGGAGACTCACCAACAAAATTTCTTACCGAGTTAAATAAGTTGAAGTCGCAATCTGACGGTCAGATCTATAACACGATATTCAGTGGGAGACACATGAAAGAGCTTGATGCTCTTCATGAAGTTCTACAGCAAACAGCAAGGTCGGACGCCGCAAATGTAGTAACACAGACAGGACAATCGCAAGCTAACAGGATTAGAACGATTGGCGCAACTGCGACTCTTGGGGCAACACTGGCGCTTGAAGCTGGTTTCGGTGCAATCATGCGCTTGTACGAGTCCAAAGCAGCAAGGAATGCGCTCTTACGTCTGGCAAACACTAAAGCTGGAACGCCAGCCTATGAAAGAGCGTTAAGTAACGCTGCAAATGCCATCAGGCCGCTGCTTGCCACTGAGGCAACACAGCAGTAACGTATGGGAAATTGGATTCAATCGCTAACATTTTCTTTTTACTTTTCCAACAAAAGCTTTGGTTGAATCCATATTTCCATAACCGGAAATGGTTTTTGACATTAAAACTGTTCCAGTAGGATGTATTACCCATGAGTCGATAACGCGTTGAGTTTCGCCATTCGCGCCGATTCCTATGATGGAGTTTTTAGACAATGCTTTGTAAGCCATGCCGCCCGCATCTGTCCCAGAATATGTGATGCTGGCATCTTCACCGTTTGTCTTAATGATGAATGTTCCACTAAAACCATCTTCTTCCGGATGGAAATTATTTCGTTCTGAATAGCTTATTCCGCGCATATCTCCAACGACCCAGCACTCTGCTGTAGCCCCAAAAGATATGAATAAGAACATAGCAGTAAGAAATTGCTTCACACCAACCTCCTTAGTTTTGAGCAGGATACCAGATGATACTGTATTGGTGGAGTGGTGTGTGAAAACGTGTCAACGACAAGCCATCCACAACTTGGACGAATGATTTAGCAAAAAGTGCTATTTTTGGTGTTTAGTGTCATAGAAAAGTGAATAGCTCACTTTTCAACATTGCATGAAACTTGCAGGAAATGTGACATTACCTTATAGGTAACTTCGGCGAAAATGCAGTAAATGTGAAACGTAATGATTTAAACGTGTCGAGAAAGTGGTTGTAAGTTAGCCTCTGAAGGATTGATGACAGCTTTGTTATGGTATTAAATGCAACTTGACACAGTTGTATACATAGCTGCGGCTATCAAGATGGAGGTATGTTTATGCTCACTTGTTTTGATGTCGCCGACTACTTCTTGGCGCATTGCGATGAAGAAAGTGGCGACATTATCTCTAACCTAAAAATTCAGAAGTTGACGTATTATGCCCAAGGGTTTTCTCTGGTTCTTCTGGGTAAGCCGCTATTTAATGAGAAAATTGAAGCCTGGATGCATGGGCCAGTAGTTCCTGAATTGTATCGTAAATATAGGGACTGTGGTAACGGAGCTTTACCTGCGCCAGAAAACTTTGACGCTAAAAAATTCAGTGAAGATGAAATTGAATTGCTGGATGAGGTGTATAAAGTTTATGGTCAGTTTTCTGCCTGGAAACTGCGCAATATGACTCACGAAGAGCAGCCATGGAAAGATGCTTACATTGAGGGTGCGGTTAGCCAAGAAATCACACTTGATTCTATGAAAGGTTTTTTCAAAACGTTAATTAACTGACGTGTATGTCTAGAGTTAAGGGAAGAATAAAACAGAGGGATAAAGAGAGCTCTGCTACTGTTGGCCTCTCTATCCATCACGAATCTCATGATGTAGAAAAAAGTCCGCCTGTATTTTCTCTTAGATACCTACAAAAGGGGTATTGCCTGGATTGCTGCCAAAAGCATGAAAAGGCAGCATTTGCAGATAGGCTGTTCAGGTTAAGTCAGATGTCATGGGATGAGATACGAAAATCTGATAAACACGGGCTTGGGACGGAAAAAATTGCCAGAAACGCGATAAAGGCTCCGATTCCTAAGCATGTTACTCAAGATGTGGATTTCATTGCGTTCAGATTTTGCTCTAAGGCACCTATGGTTGGTTATAAGATAGGAGCCACTTTTTATGTCTTATGGCTCGACAGGGAGTTCAAGCTATACAAGCACTAATAAAACCCACCGTCAGGTGGGTTTTTTGTACAAATCCTTCAGCGTATCAAACACCATCTTCTTAACAAGATCTGACTGCTCATCAGCGAGTCGTTCTGCATCGTCACGATACCCGCTTACAGGTGATGGTTTGGAGAGTGATTCTTCCATCGTAGCCACAATTTCGGAATTGATAGACCTGTTATTCATTTTTGCACGCTGCTTAATCTTAGCGTGCAACTCGTGCGTAAGCCTCAAGTGGAACTGCGCCTCATCGTATTTGCTGTACATCATCAATGCCTCACCAAATGGGTGGAATGGCATCGTAAAACCTACTGTACAAATCAACAATCGTACCATTTCGGTATGTAACAAATTCCAACCGTAGCCATGCTTCGGTGATTCCTTGTATCTGGAGCAAATTAAATGACAGACATTACAGCCAATGTTGTAGTGAGTATGCCTTCGCAACTCTTCACTATGGCGCGTTCTTTTAAAGCCGTAGCCAATGGCAAAATTTATATCGGTAAAATTGACACTGACCCGGTAAATCCTGAAAACCAGATTCAGGTTTATGTAGAGAACGAAGACGGTTCTCACATTCCTGTTTCGCAACCAATAATCATTAACGCTGCTGGATATCCGGTATATAACGGACAGATTGCCAAATTCGTAACCGTGCAAGGCCATTCTATGGCTGTTTACGATGCTTATGGCACTCAGCAGTTTTATTTTCCAAATGTATTAAAATACGATCCAGATCAGTTTGGCCCAGACTTCAAAGAGCAGTTATCTCAATCAGGAGCATACATTAATGATGATTCAAAAGGTGATGCATTAATTGGGGTAAGGCAGCCATTTACCGGGGCTGTAACTATAACTCAGCATGAAAACAATGCTCTTTTCTTAAATGTAAAACAATTCGGAGCAATTGGGGATGGGAAATATCATCCATTATCTGAGAGGTTTTCTTCAATTTCTGAAGCAAAATCCTTATATCCTTTTGTTGACTCATTATCTCAGTCAATAGACTGGGCCGCGTGGCAAGCTGCCCTTAACACAGGAAAGGTTATTTATGGTACTGATAATGCGTATGTAATAACGGATACGTTAACACCTGTTTCTGGTGGTGGGATAATTGGTCTTGGTGTGGGCAAATGGGTCTCCGGATATACTGCAACATTTGCTCCTGATATTACCACAGGGACCACATTCCTGATGTACGGGGTAGGAAATAAAAAATATACTGTAGATTGTGTTTCTAATATGGATGTTAGTGGTGGTGTGGTTTCTAATCCATCTTCCGAAGACCCGTATACAACAACAGCACCTGCGTCATCATATGATTTATTGGATTTTACTAACGGTGATGCTAATGGGACTACAAGAGCCACGCTTAAACCATTCTCTGCCGCAATATTGATGCCTGAGACAGGATGTGTTCGCCTTGAGAACTTTCGTGTTGTTCCATATTTCAATGGGCTGGATGGTTATAAAGACATTGCAAATACCGGTCTTGGCGATGAGTGGGATGTAGGTATTTGGTCACGTGCGTCTTTTGGCAATGAATACCGCAATTTGCAGGTGGTTGGATACTGGCGCAAGACGGCACTTTTAAAAACGAACATTCCTGTATCTGGCACGCTGGCTGCTCAGGGCGAGGATGAAAACTATTATCACTGTAGATTCCAGGGATTCAAGGGTGTTTCGATCCGCGCCAATGATGTATTCCGAATTACAGCGGTAACGTCCAGCACTATCGAAATCCCATGGTCAGCAAGCCACACCTTCGAAACGTCCGGAGTTTTAAGATCTGGAGGCAGGAATTTCACTTATTCAGGATTATCCGTATCCGGTGATAAGTTAGTATTTACTGGAGTGTCTAACGCTTCTGAGGCAACAGTAGGTTCTACTATACGGCGAAATGACATAGATAACTTTGGTATGGCGGGAACGCAATTTTTCGATTGCTACATTACCAGCCTGTATCACCACACACATCTGCTTGCCACATCGCAATACCTGTCTCAACCATTCAGCCGACCATCAGAGTGTATGGAGGTTTCAGGGGAACCAGTTCGCGGTGTACAGGTACATGCAGGAACCATTCAGGGATGGGATGATGTTCTTATTCATCTGCATGACTGTGGAAATATGAACTTTTACAGTACATATTTCGAAAGCCAGCAAGCATATGTAACTATAAATGGTGGTAATGCTATTGGTTATGGAGCACGTATGATAGCTTCCCGGCAATCAACAAGCTCATTACCATATGCAGCAGGGAATACACGAGTGCTTAGAATGGTCGGGTGCTCTGAAGGCAATGGCGTTGACTGGGGTCCTGTATTTAACAACTATACAGGAGGAAGATATAATTCTGGAGACGGTGTATTTAACCCCCGCGATGCATTTATAGACCATAAATCTCTTCCTGAGCAGTCAGGAGGTGAGTCAAGACTCGTATCACAAAAAGGAAATGCCAGAGTAGTATGTGGTGTTGGTAAAACTGTACTGCTTGGACCAACGTCAGGAGATTGTAATTTACAGAGTAATACCGGAAGTTTAAATATTAGAAGTGGGATAAGAGTAAGAGTCGGTCACGCTGATGGAACAGACTGGTGGTTGGCAGATGCTAATAAAATAGCTCCTGTTGATGATAATGTTAAAGCTATTGGACAGCCATCAAACAGATGCTCTGTTATCTATGCAGGAACCGGGTCAATCAATACATCAGATGAAACTCTTAAAACAAGATATGATATTCTTAATGCAGAGCGTGATGCCGCTATTGAAATAAAGTCAGTCATCTATAAATTTAAATTTAATGACTCAATTAATCACAAAGGAATTGAGTCGTCCAGGTATCATTTTGGCGTTGGCGCTCAAACCGTAGGGGATATTCTTAGAAAGCATGGTTTAAATCCTGAGCAATATGCTTTTTGGTGTTACGATGAATGGCCTGACGTATGGGATGAAGAGGTGATAACTGAAGAGAGCACAGATCCTGATACAGGTGAGAAAATTTATTCTCAATATAAAACAGGAGATATGATTCTTGTAAAAAAAGCAGGAGGACGCTACGGAATTCGTTATGACGAATTGGCTATGTTTATATTAATGGCAATGTAGTTGCAATAAATGCAGTATATCCCGCATAAAAATGCGGGATTGTTTTTATCTGGTGTATTTATGAATTTTAAGTAAATTTTAGTATTGATTACTGCATCGCAGTTAAAGCCTCATTACCTATGAGGCAAAACTGAGACACACAAGGCTTTGCACTGGATTGCAAGGCTTTGTGCTATCTGAGATATAGCAATGTTGGTTGCTCCACCTTTTCATCAAGCCAGTCCGCCCACCACTGCATCATTTCTCTGCGCTTATCGAGATACTGAGCATGGTTGTAAATTCAACTAACCCAGTGAGTTGACAAAAAATTAGCGCAAGAAGAAAAAAAATCACCTTGCGCTAATGCTCTGTTACAGGTCACTAATACCATCTAAGTAGTTGATTCATAGTGACTGCACATGCTGTGTTTTGCAGTATTATGTAGTCTATTATTTAGACCAAAACCATCATAACACATTGATATTGATGATTTTTCTTGTTTCTCATTCAGCTTTTTTATACTAACTTGAGCGAAACGGGAAGGTAAAAAGACAAAAAGTTGTTTTTAATACCTTTAAGTGATACCAGATGGCATTGCGCCATCTGGCAGAGTGATTAACTAAACATCGCAGTAATCGAGGCACTCGCCAGAGAGTGAAAATGAACGTTAAACCCGACCATCGCGCCGCTGGCACCTTCATCGACATCAATACGTTCTACATCCAGCGCGTGAACGGTAAAAATGTAGCGATGGGTTTCGCCTTTCGGCGGCGCTGCGCCATCGTACCCGGTTTTACCAAAGTCGGTACGCGTCTGCAAAACGCCGTCTGGCATAGCTACCAGACCAGAGCCAAACCCTTGCGGTAATACGCGGGTATCAGCGGGTAAATTAACAACTACCCAGTGCCACCAGCCGGAGCCGGTTGGCGCATCCGGGTCATAGCAGGTGACAACAAAACTTTTCGTTCCCACAGGAACATCATCCCACGCCAGATGCGGTGAAATATTATCGCCATCGTAACCCATGCCGTTAAAGACATGACGATGCGGCAGCTTATCGCCATCGCGCAGATCGTTACTGATGAGTTTCATTAGAATGCCTCCGGGAAACCTCGGCCTTCAGACCGGGGAGGAAAGGAGGCGGTTTTCCGACTAACTGTACTTTGCATAATCACATTTTCCTCTTTAGTATGTGAACACATGAAACGCGCATATAAATACCGGTTTTACCCGACAACTGAGCAGGCTGAGCTTTTAGCTCAGACGTTTGGCTGTGTGCGCTTCGTCTACAATTCCATCCTTCGTTGGCGTACCGATGCGTACTACGAGCGAAAAGAAAAGATCGGTTATCTACAGGCCAACGCTCGCCTTACGGCGCTCAAAAAAGAGCCTGAATACATATGGCTGAATGATGTTTCCTGCGTTCCCCTCCAGCAGTCGTTGCGCCACCAACAAGCCGCCTTTGCTAACTTCTTTGCCGGACGAGCTGCATATCCGGCTTTCAAAAGCAAACGGCACAAACAGGTGGCTGAGTTCACTGCCAGCGCGTTTAAACACCGTGACGGCGAGTTGTATATAGCAAAGAGCAAGTCGCCGCTGGATGTTCGCTGGAGTCGAGAATTACCATCTGCGCCGTCAACCGTTACCATTTCCAGAGATAGCGCTGGCAGGTACTTTGTTTCCTGCCTGTGTGAGTTTGAACCTGTATCAATGCCTGTTACCGCTAAAACGGTCGGCATTGATGTGGGCTTAAAAGATTTATTCGTCACCGATACCGGATTCAAAACCGACAATCCCCGCCACACCGCTAAATATGCGAAGCGATTAACGCTGCTACAGCGACGTTTAAGCAGGAAGCAAAAAGGCTCAAGAAACCGTATTAAAGCCCGCTTAAAGGTCGCCCGACTCCACGCGAAAATCGCCGATTGCCGGATGGACAATCTGCACAAGTTGTCCCGCAAACTGATTAACGAAAACCAAGTTGTTTGCGTCGAATCCCTCAAGGTGAAAAACATGATCCGCAACCCGAAGCTGTCTAAAGCAATAGCTGACGCAGGCTGGAGCGAACTTGTTCGCCAGCTCCAGTACAAAGGCAAATGGGCCGGGCGGTCAGTGGTCGCCATTGACCAGTATTTACCGTCCTCAAAATGCTGTAGTTGCTGCGGTTTCACCATGCAAAAAATGCCTCTTAATGTTCGTAAATGGCACTGCCCTGAATGCGGCGCAGACCATGATCGCGACATTAACGCGGCACGTAATATTAAAGCTGCCGGGCTGGCAGTGTTAGCCCACGGAGAGCCTGTAAACCCTGAATCGCAGCACGCGGCTTAG